TTCATCGGTTGCGAAACAAGTTTGCCCGACTCTTCGATGAAGCTCTCAAACAGCATATGGTGCTGACTGGGGTGTGCTCGTTAGATGAATGGGAAACTTTCAGAGAAGATATTTCCTACGACTTCAAGAGTGATAACAACTTTTCTGAAATGCGCGATGCTGAATTGACTCGTGAGCGCGTGACATTGCTCGCTCAAGTGCAGCCGTTCATTGGTATTTACTATTCGAACACCTGGGTCAAGCGTCATGTCTTGCACCAGAGCGATGAGGAGATCGAACAGATCGCAGACGAAATCGACGAGGAGACTCAACGAGGTGAATTGCCTCTACCTCCTCCACCTGGTATGGAACCACCAGGAGGAATGCCAGGAGGTGCACCGGGTGGAATGCCAGGACAGCCAGGAGGCACGGATTCCCCACCACCAGAAGATAATACCCAGGACACTGGAGAACAACCCCAAGGGTCAAACACCCCAGGACTCGACCGTTCCGTAGAAAAGAGTTTCTTGGGTAAACGCAGGTAACTGATTACATAAATATCGATAACAACGGTACACAAGGAGACTACTATTATGCGAACACCCCAAGAATCCAGGGCCCTTGCAGCGAATATCCGATCCAATTCTGCGAAACAATTTCTTGATAAGGCAGCCCAAGAAAAGAAACAAAGAGCCGGCATGGCCGAAGATTTTTCAGCCATCGGGGATATGATTACAATGGTTGCCAATGACCAACACGGAGAAGCCTCTGTGCTTGTCAACGATTTGTTGGGGGCCCGGGTCAGTGACGCTCTCCAAACACACAAGCAATCGATTGCTCAGACGCTCTTTGCACCGAGTGCTGATGCTTTAGCAGAAGAAATTGTCCAAGAAGAGCATGAGTCTGTCGAGGATTTTAAGAAACGCGGGGGTAAAGTGAAGCAGATTGCCGCGCACAAATCCTACAGCGCATCCAAGTCTCAGAAGATCAAGGTGCCGTTTCGCATGGGTAAATCTGCCATGAGGGAAGAAGCTGAACAGTTGGACGAGACACCTACCAGGAAGCATTTCCAGCAAGTCGCTGATGTCATTAAGGCGCATCCTGATGCCGCCAAACGCAAGGAACTCGCGGCACATCACGCAGGAATTTTCAAGACCCAGAATCCACGATTTGACCACACGCGATTTTATGCCGCAGCCAATGCAGGCGAACCAGGAGTTTAATGAAGCATCCTGAAGAGTTCTCCGACGAAGCCGTTCGCCAACGATCCATGAAGGCTGCACAAGAACTGGCGGTTGCAGCCCGTTCTGCCAAAGTCAAACGAGAACTGGATGCCGCACAGATGGTCAAGAAGGAGCGACGACCTTTGAAAGAATTTACTGACCTCCGCACAGAGATATCAGAGCATGTGGGGGTGTCGGCACACTCCATGCCTCCGAACATTCTGATTCTCCAACGCAAGACCATTCGACAATTTCCAAATAATGTCATGGTGGCACTATATTACAACGAGAAGCTTGGTCAGTATTTCAGCATACCGTATGGTGGCGTGGCACCCGATGAAGCGGTGATTACTCCTGTGGCATTGAAGGAAGAAGTCATCCAGGAAGAAGCCCCGTTACACCAAATCGGGGACACGGTTTCGTATCTACCCCCTTCGGCGAACGTACCCAAGCGCGGCAAGATCACAAAACTTGGGGCCGATCATGTGATTGTGCACCGCAAATCACTAAGCGGCAAGTCTGACTTTCATTATAAGGTACCCCATATTGATATTATACACAATTCGCGGTCTGGGGACACTCAAGAAATTGCAGAAGCAGAGGAGTTGAATGAAATCAGCAAAGAGACTTTAGGTGGGTATGTGGGGAAGGCATCATCTGATTTATATGGAAAAGGACAGGCAATAGGGTGGCTTCAAGGAACACCAATAACCAGAGAAGGTGATGCAAAAGAAAGGCAACGGTTGCGAAACAAAGCCAGTCACCGTTTTGCTGGCATCGCGCAAGCGACCAAGAAATTGGCAAAAGCAGAGGAGTTGAATGAACTCTCACTAAAAACTATGCGGCAAGCCCATGCGGATAGAACAAACAAAGGATATGAGGAGTTGGCGGCATTGGGGCTAGGTAGTCATAGTTCCAAAGATCAGCTATCCTCTCGTATGAAAGCCCATGGCCATTTTGTTAAGGCGGCTAAAACTGACGCTCGTATGAAGAAAAAATTTAGTGTTGGAGTTGATGATCTCAGAGAAGAGATTATTCAGGAAGATGTGATCAGCCATTTGCAAAAAGTGCGAGACTTCAAGACGAGTAAGCCTTTGTATCATAAAGACGGGTCCCAAACGAGGATAGACCCCACAACAGCCAATGCCTTACTCACGGTGCATGGTGCCTTACATCCTGATAATCGTAAGAAGTTTGCAGACTCACTTGAGCATTCAAAAGGAAAATTCAATCGTATGCTTGATTTTTCTTGGAAAAATGTGAAGTAATGAACGCGGTGACGCTCATCGCTGAGAGAAAACTCATCGATGCGGGTGACGTGATTCGGGCGGCTCTGAGTCAGATCGTGGAGAAGAAACTTTCAGTCTTGCGGAAAGTGCTGGCTGAGTCCATGTTCGCTGAAGGAAACCGTATGAGGCAGGGCCGCACAATCCTCATTCGAAGACGCATTCGACAAGGCAAAGTGCAGCGCATGGTCCGCAAGTCCGCGGTAAAGGGATTCACCCTGAGACATGGGAAGATTACTCGAATCCCGGCCGCCAAGCGCATTCGTATGAGGATCGTTCAAAAACGTGCTGCCAGAAAGCGCAAGGCACACATGCAGCAAACGCTACGCAAGCGCAAACAGTCGATGAGAAAACGTAAAGCTTACGGAATTCACGAGGAGTAAACCATGCCATACGAAATCAATAACAAACTTCGCGGACCTTCGACCCTTCGGTTGACGGGTATTGATACTACCGGGGCGCTGGCTCTGTCTGCATTCAGTGCTAATGTCGGAACAGAGAACGTGTCCTCTGTCACCATCACCTCGTTGCAATGGTCCGTGCTTCCAGTCACAGGCACAGTAGTCATTACTCGTGGTGCCCTTGTCGTGGCCACTCTGTACGAAACAGGTGAATGGCAGCGAGATGAAGTAAACATTGCCAATACGTCGACCGGCACCATCACAGTCGCCATCACTGGTGGAGGGAGCGCGTTCCTCACACTCAGCAAACAAGCGACCTATAACGTCGAAACGCAGGGGTTGTAACATGAAGCTCATAAAAGAAATGACCCAAGAGGTCACCGTGCTCAAGGAATCTGATGAAAAGTCGGGCAAGAAATCCTACTTCATTGAAGGTATTTTCATGCAGTCCGAGCAAACCAACAAGAACCGACGACGCTATTGCTTTGAGTCCTTGAACAGAGAAACCTTACGTTATCACAAAGCCTACATTCAGGAGAATCGTGCGTTTGGAGAATTGGGTCACCCTGACTCACCAACCATCAACCTCGAACGTACCAGTCACATGATAAAAGAACTTCATGCAGACGGACATGATTTTTACGGCAAAGCCAAGATTTTGGATACGCCGTATGGGAAGATCGTTCAATCCCTCTTGGATGAAGAAGCCAAGATCGGGGTCTCCACTCGTGGCTTGGGCAGCGTGGTCCAGAGTCCCGATGGCGTATACCTCGTGCAGGACGATTTCACATTGGCTACAGCGGCCGATATTGTGGCAGACCCCTCAGCCCCCGATGCCTTTGTGAGAGGCATCATGGAAGGGAAAGAGTGGGTATTCGTGGAAGGACGTTATGTGGAGCAGGATATGGAGATTGCAAAGAAAGCCATTATTGCTGCACCCAGCCGTCGAATCAACGAAATTGCCGTGCGCTTGTTTTCAGAGTTCATGCAAAAACTGTAGTTTTATAAATAACATTCACGCGACACAACAAGGAGATTCTACATGAAGAACGCACTATTAGAAGCCGCTGCCGAGATCCTCAAGGGAAGTCTTTCTTCAGCACACAAAGACCCTTTGGAAAAGCCAGAAGGCGAAGTCCAAGACCTTGGTGGGGACACACCATTCGCGCATGGCGATAAAGCTCTTGATCCACATGCCTCACGAGCGACCGCTCCTGGCAAGCAGCCTGGTACCGATACCAAGGCACCGTTAGAGACTGTTGCAGGCAAGCCAGGTACCGCAACTGATCCTACCGATCAAGGCGAAGCCGCCGGAGATCAAGCCGAACTCAAGCGCCGAATTGAAGCGGGTCTGTCGAAGGGCGACTTGAAGGAAGAAAAAGATGATGACGATGACGATGACGACAAGGACGAAGACGATAAGGATGACGAAGACAAGAAGTTTGATTTCAAAAAGAAGTTGAGCGAAGATGTCGCCGCGATCCTCGCGTCTGAATCTGGTTTGCCAAAGGAATTTGCCTCCAAGATCGGCACGATCTATGAAGCGCGTGTAATCGATAAGGTGTCCAGCATTCAGGAAGAGATCGAAGCTGAGTATGCTCAGAAGTTTGAAGACGCAGTGTTGGAAGTTCGTACCGCCTTGTCAGAGCAAGTCAATGACTACCTCGACTATGTGGTTGAGGAGTGGATGACCCAGAATGAATTGGCCATCGAAAAGGGTCTTCGTTCTGAATTGACGGAAGAATTCATTGGTTCCCTCCGCAACGTATTCCTTGAGCACTACATCGACATTCCAGCCGAAAAAGTTGACCTCGTTGACGAACTCGCCACGAAGGTCGAAGAGTTGACCAGTTCCTTGAACGAAGAAGTTGCTAAGGGTGTTGAACTCAAGAAGCAACTTGGAGAATCCAAGAAGTCAGAAATCCTCAACGGCGTCTGTGAAGGATTGACACAGACCCAAGTTGAAAAAGTTCGTACACTCGCAGAGAGTGTTGAATTCACCGCAGAAGGTGATTACACCGCAAAGGTGTCCACAATCCGAGAGAACTACTTCCCTGCGACAAGCGGGAAGAAGTCAACCGACAGCAATGCGAAGATGTTGACAGAGGTCACTGAGATTGCCGACGATAAGGCATTCGTGTCTGATGCAGGTGTCGCATCTGTCGTAGCAGCATTGACACAGCAGTTGAAGTAATCACCAATACCATCACAAGGAGCAGCAACTATGTTTATGTCAGAGCAACTAGAGAAGAAGTGGGCCCCGGTTCTCGATGCCGCAGGCCTCCCAGGAATCACCGACAAGCACAAGCGAGCAGTTACCGCAATCATTCTTGAGAATCAAGCAAAAGCCCTCGCAGGCGATGCCCAGATTCTTAGTGAAACTGCGTTGAATGCCACTGGCGGTGGTTTGACAGGTACCGCAACAGCAACCGGTCCTATGGCTGGTTATGATCCAATCCTTATCAGCTTGGTTCGTCGTTCCTTGCCTAACTTGATTGCGTATGACATCTGCGGCGTCCAGCCAATGACCGGTCCTACGGGATTGATTTTCGCAATGCGTTCCAACTATGCGTCAGGTACACCTACCGCGCGTACTGACGAAGCATTCTACAACGAAGCCAACACTGGTTTCACTGGTAACGTCACCGCACAATCCGCATTGTCGTTGACTGCATCAGGTAACACGTCCGACATCTTCACAATCGGTACGGGTCTCCGTATCGGTGGTATGACCACAGCAGTCGCGGAAGGTTTGGGCGACGGCACCAATCCTAACTTCGCAGAAATGGGCTTCTCCATTGAGAAGGTCACCGTGACTGCACGTACCCGCGCACTGAAGGCAGAATACTCACTCGAATTGGCACAGGATTTGAAGGCAGTTCATGGACTCGACGCCGAGACTGAACTTTCCAACATCCTCTCAGCCGAAGTCCTTTCCGAAATCAACCGTGAAGTCATTCGTACCATCTACTCCGTAGCAAAGGTTGGATGTCAGGTTGGAACGACCGCAGCGGGCACGTTCGACTTGGATACTGACTCAAACGGTCGTTGGATGGTGGAAAAGATCAAGGGACTCGTGTTCCAGATCGAGCGCGAAGCGAACACAATCGCCAAGCAGACTCGTCGTGGCAAGGGTAACGTGGTTATCTGTTCTTCAGACGTGGCATCAGCCTTCGCACTCGCAGGAGTCTTGGACTATGCAGGCGCCTTGAAGGATAATGTCAGCCTCAACGTGGACGATACAGGCAACACCTTCGCGGGTACCTTGCTTGGTCGTTACAAGGTCTACATTGACCCGTACTTCCCAGCCGCACAGACTCAGGAATTCGCTGTGGTCGGATACAAGGGTTCCAACGCATTTGATGCAGGAATCTTCTACTGCCCATACGTACCTCTCCAGATGGTCCGCGCCATCGATACCGCGACCTTCCAGCCAAAGATCGGGTTCAAGACCCGTTATGGCTTGGTTGCGAATCCGTTCGCAGAAGGTGGAGTCCAGGGTTCAGGTGCCCTGACCGCCAGAGCAAACATGTACTACCGCGCACTCAAGATTGCAAACATTGCATAATTGAGTCCGATAGAGTGTTTCAAAGTCGAGGGGTCCCTGAAAGGGGACCCCTTTTCTTTTGTCTTGACAATGCTCTATAAATAGTGTATACTGTGGGGAATTTAGTGTTCTCTTATAAGGACTAAGCATAAAGGAACGATAATATGGCTATTCCCTCAATTCCCCACACGCCTGCCAATCCTAATGTCATGCACCCGAATAAATTCGTGGTGAGCTTCACTGCATTGCCAACCGTGGAATATTGGTGTCAAAGTGTCAATGTACCGGGTCTCTCACTGGGAGAAGTGCCACAGCATAATCCCTTCCTTGATATCTATTCTCCTGGCGAAAAACTTTTGATAAATCCATTCTCCATGACGTTCATTGTGGACGAGGACTTGACAGGTTGGATGGAAGTCTATACCTGGATGCGCGGGATGACTTTCCCAAAGGAATTCAAGGAATACCGCGACCTCGATAAGCGCCCGGGTGTCTTGCAAGCCCCCATGAAACAATTCTCTGATGCCACCCTGGTGATTCTGGACTCCAAGCAGAATCCTAAGATTCGTGTCAAGTTCCAAGATTGTTTCCCCACCAGTCTGACTGATTTGCTCCTCAGTAGCACCGCCTCGCCAGAGGAACCAATAACCGCAGATGCCGTATTCAGATTCCTCTTATACGAAATCGAAATTCTGTAATTGACTTCACCTTCTGATTGTGTTATAATGGTTCATTATGATACTTGACACAACCGCTCCATCGACCGCACAAGTGACTGCTCTTTTAGAAGAGTGGAAAAAGGACTGCAAACTCGACAAGCTGGAACTCTCCTCTGAACTGAGGAAAATTCCCTCACATCATAGCAAGTATATGCAAATTCTCTCCACCCATCGTCAAGCCTTCAAAGAAGGCGAACGTCGATTGAGCAAGCTGAGAAGAATCAAATACGAATACTATACCGGGCGACTCGACCAGGCAGCACTCAAGCAGTATAATTGGCAGTCCTTCCCCTTCACCCTCAAAGGGGACCTCAGCACCTATATGGACTCCGACAAAGACTTACTCAACGCACGAGCGGTCCTGGCCATTCATGAAGAAGTGGTTACGGTGTGTGAATCTATTATCAAAGAACTCAATAATAGGACGTGGCAGTTGAAAGAAATTTGTGGATGGGAAAAATTCATTAGTGGGTCACATTAGGAGGTCTTTTTATGTGGACGTATAATGCTAAAATGCTGCGAGTGATTGACGGAGATACTATTGAGGCGGATATCGACTTGGGATTCGACATGCACTACATCGCCAAGGTTCGTCTTGCAGGGATCAATGCCCCTGAGATGAAAACTCCACAGGGAACACCAGCCAAGGCACGGCTGACAGAGATGCTGACCAATTATCCTAATTTGATTATCACTACAAAACTCAATAAGGAATTTGAGAAGTATGGCAGGGTGCTTGGTGAGATTACAGCCAATGGAGTGAACGTCAACCAACAGATGATTACCGAGGGATTTGCGATTCCTATGAAGGGATAGTTCCTACTATATCATGGCAGACCTTTTTGTAAGCAAGAAAAATGAATCATTTATCCAAGTCTCCTGTTCTGATGCTATTGGTCAGGAGCTATCAGAGTATTTCGCTTTTTTCGTTCCGGGTCATAAGTTCCAGCCTATGTTCAAGAGCGGAATGTGGGATGGTCGGATACGCCTGTTTGATCGTCGCTATTCCTCTCTACCTTTTGGCTTGTGCGGCCATCTCCAAAAGTTTGCTGTGGACCGTCAATACTCTATTCTGTTCGATGATGCCGTTCTCCTAACCACCAACTTCTCCATCGCGGAGGCACAAGCCTTTGCCGATTCTTTGAATTTGCCAGTCGCCCCGCATGATTATCAGATCGAAGCCTTCACAAAAGCCATTCGCAATCGTCGTATTCTGATTGTCAGTCCTACCGCGTCAGGGAAGTCCTTGATTATGTACCTGATCGTGAGGCAGCTTCACATGAACCATCTTAAAGGCATCATCATTGTGGGCACAACCTCACTGGTGGAACAACTCTATGGGGATTTTCGAGACTATGGGTGGAACGTAGAGAAATTTGTCCATCGTATGTATGCTGGAAAAGAGAAGAAAGCCGATCATTTTCTCACGATCTCCACCTGGCAGAGTCTTATCAAGCAAGACCCAGACTACCTAAAGCAATTCGATTTCGTTCTCGGCGATGAAGCCCATCAACATAAAGCCAAGTCACTCACGACTATTCTCGGTAATCTAACCAATGCGGATGTTCGCGTCGGTACCACAGGCACCCTAGATGGCACTAAAACGAACCAGCTTGTCCTAGAAGGGCACTTCGGACCTGTCTTCGCTCCTGTAACCACCAAACAATTGATGGATACCGGGAAACTCGCGCAATTGAAAATCAAGTGCCTTGTGCTCAAGTATCCTGTAGCGATATGTCAATCTATTCGAAAGTCCACCTATCAGGAAGAATACGAGGCTGTGGTCAGCTATCTCCCGCGATCTAGATTTGTTCGCAACCTTGCCTTGTCCCTGGAAGGCAATACCCTGGTGCTCTTTCAATTAGTCAAGAAACATGGGCAACCGATGTTCGAAGGCATTCGGGACGGTGCGATAAAAGGCAGACCGGTACACTTTGTCCACGGCGGCACAGAAACGATGGACCGTGAAGAGATTCGGCGTCTTACTGAATTGAGTAACAATACCATCATTGTCGCGTCATATGGCACGTTCAGTACAGGTATCAATATCAAGAACTTGCATAATGTCATTTTTGCCGCACCATCGAAATCCCGCATTAGAAACCTCCAATCTATCGGCCGAGGACTACGAAAGGCTGAAGGAAAAACCCATGTGACCCTGTTTGATCTCGTGGATGACCTGCGAATCGGCAAACATGAAAATTTTCTCTTGACACACTTCATCCATCGTGCTACAATATACAACGCTGAGAAATTCCCCTTCAAACAATATATGATTGATTTGAAATGATGAATGACTTATTGTGAAAGAACCAAGCATGTCTAATGTCACCACACTCATGATGATGATGGAACGCGGGGAAATTATTATCGCCGATGTTGCCTACGAGGGTCCCCAGGGTTTGATGACTCTGTATAGTCCCGCAGTTGTGTCGTATGAGCGGCCGCACCCAGGTGCCTTGGGCTTCATGTTATCCCCCTGGATTCCTACCGAACTGATAGCCAATTCACGTATCGACGTGTCACACACCATGCCCAGGGGCGCCTTGACCCCCTCACCTGAACTGATTAGCTTCTATAGGGCATGGGTTGCCACTGAGCAGGACCGTTGGAAACACTTTGGGAAGGATTTCAGTCAACAGATCGTTGATATCGAGAAACAACTCACCAGTCAATATAACGAAGCAAAATTCAGACGCGCGGCCGGTAAAATCCACACATCAGACCATGGTCACAACGAATTACTCATTGCACTTTTTGAGGAAGATGCCGCCTGGGGAAATTCCTCTATCACACACTAAGGAGTTTTATGGCTTCAACGCACTATGTCAACAACAAAGACTTACTCGCCGCGCTCATTGAACACCGCGCTGCCATAAAAGCGGCGAAGAAGGCGAAGCTGCCGGCACCAGAATTGAGTCGATATATCGGTATGTGTTTCCTTGATATTGCCGAGCATTTGTCTCGTAAGCCCAATTTCATGTCGTATACCTTCAGAGAGGACATGATTCAGGATGCCGTGGAGAACAGCATCCAGTACGTCCACAATTTTGACCCCAAGATATCCAAGAATCCCTTTGCCTACTTCACACAAATCACCTATTGGGCATTCCTACGAAGAATCAGCAAGGAAAAGAAATCTCTGTACGTCAAGTACAAAGCCACCGAACAGTTAGGGTTGCTCCAACAGTCAGCCATGCACGATCTTGAAGGTATTGGACAAGATAAAGGTCGCGCCTTCCAAGTATATGAGAACATCGCCGATTTCATCCAAACTTTTGAACAAGGGCGTAAAGCTAAACACCGCAAAAAAACCAAAATTCACGCTAGTTCAGCCTACGGTACGCTTAAGTTTATAGGAGATTGATATGTCGAATG